TACTTTGGCTTGGTTATTGTGCGGTTTTGGAAGTGTTATTTTCGTCTGCAAAGCTTATGATTACTTCTTGTTTCTCCTCGTTCTTTGCTCTGTCTGTCCATCCTAAAAGGTTCTTGGCATAGAATATACCTTTGCCTTCGTTTGCTACTACATCCGCCGCTAATGCTCTGAACATTTCATCGATATGCTTTACTGCTTTGTGCATAGGATGGTTGCTATCGTTTAATATATTGTAATAGCTTGCGCGTTTGTAAAACTCAAAGTTCTGACGCGGAAGCCAAATTAAAAGAAAGTAGTTAATCGTTGGCAAGTGTCTTTCCTTAATCAGCTTAACTCCAGAAGCAGTAGCTACCTCCTTAGAATGATTCAAGCAGAAATCTATATAAATATCTGCCCACTCTAAAAGTTTCTCCTCGTCTATGTCTTTTGGTGTTCTTGCCATTATTTTTTAAATAGTATTGTCCAATCTGTTGGGATTGTTAAACGCTTATGAACTGAGTATCCGTATTCTGCAAAGAACTCTATCCATTCGTCTACTTGCTTTATATTTATATGTCCCCACCAAGAATCGAACTCTGGAGTCGTAGTGTAAGGAGTTGAGGATAGTAGAAAGTAGTCAGCCGTAATAGTTTCTAAGTATTCATTTATCTGCTCGTCTGTGCAATGCTCCAAAACTTCTATGCTTACTATCATTTGCGTATGCGTAGGATAGTTTCCTAGATCGTGCAGCTCAACTCCTCTAGTCTTTGCAAAGTCCCTATGATATTTGTTTGGTTCGATTCCGTAGTAGTCGCATCCTTTGTGGATTAGGCATTCGCCTAGCGTTCCAAGTCCGGCACCAATCTCAATAAAATTACGCGCGTAGTTTTTAATAATGTTTGCCGTCCCATCCATTAGCATAAAATACTCTGGATTCTCTGGAGTAATTCCGTTATGAATCTCATGCTCGAAAAACTCTTTGTCAGTTGCTTGCATTATCAATTTGCTCTAGTTTTCTTATTGCCCATTCTACTCCTTCAGTTCCGCCCCAAGCATCCCACATTAAGCCTCCGCATCCTTCATCGTAAGGAACATCTTTATTTTGTTGATGCCTTTTAAATGAAGCCATTCGAGCAATCGTATCTCTTGTAATATTTTCGCGCTTTGCTAATTGGTTTGCTCTTGCTTTTCCTACCGCAGTACCACAAGAACCCCAGCCATTCTTACTCGCATATTCTACCGCTCGCCTTGCGTTGTTTACCGCAGCTTCTGGATAGTCATTATAGCTATCTACAAATTGGCCACTTGCAAGGATTGCTTGCCAAACTTCCGTAGCTTTTTCTTCTGTGTCATACACGCAAGCGCCTCCACCGATTCTGTACTTTCCGTTACTACATTTAATTACTGGCATTACCTTAATAGTTTATTATAAATAGCCGTTCTAGCTATGTTGTGGCGAAATAAATCGTAATGCTTTCTAACATATTCGCCATTACTTAAACCGTAGTCTTCTCGCATATCCTTGCTCTCTGCCATTCGTCTCAAATCCTTTTCCCAATTAGTAACTGGGAAGATGGTCGGAATGTCTGCGTAAGGATCGCGGTTCATTGCCATAATCGGAATGTTCTTTGCGCCAGCTTCCAATGCCTTTAGGTTTGACTTTAGCTTGTTAAATCTATTATCAAGCAAAGGAGTTACTAGTATGTCGGCCTCCGCATAATGGTTCATATACAAATCTACCGGTAAGCTCTCAAGTATTTTATAATCTAGCTTTTCGTTAGCCGTGTAGATATTTGCCATCTCATCCCAATGCCATTTATTAAACTCGTTCCATCCGCAAAGTAGCATTCTAGTATTAGCCACGAATCGCTTATCTTTTGACAAAGCGTAAATCGGTGCTTTGAGTTGCTTAATGTCTGGATAATGAGTAATGCTTCCAGTATGCGCAATTGTTACCTTGTCATGTGGAATCTTAACAATTGTAAACTGGTCTTTATCAAATGGCAAAGCGTTAGGTATTACTTTGCAATTCTTGTTAATCTTAATTATCTCTGCCCATAGTCTCGAATGAGTACAAGTAACTAGGTCTGCATGCTTAATGTAGGATTGGATAATTTTACCTATCCCATTTAACCGGTAATTGGAATACGATAAATGCTGAGTAAATAGTTCCCAGTAGTCATCAATATCTACTACCAATTTAAAGCCATACTTCTGCTTCCATTCTAGGATTTTAATCAAGCTTTCAGTCTCACAAAAACGATTTACTAGAAAGATATTAATATCCTTCTCCTTAATCATTTCTTCGGTTGGAGTATCTGTGATTAGAGCATACTGCTTTTCCATTGTAGACAAAGGTAAAGCGATTCGATGGTATGTAACTCCGCTATGCCTGCTTCCGCTTCCTAGTATTCTTAATTGGTTGCTCATTCGTTTCGGTTGGTTGTAATGCGTTGCGCTTTTCCATGAACTTAATGCCATCGTAATGCGCAGATAATCTTTTAAGCATATCAAAGACGCAAGCGCCACAGAAAGCATTAAGCACAAATTGACGATCTAAATTCCTTTGATAGATACGAGTATATTCGTCAAGGTTATAATGTTCGATATGCCGACAAAATCCTAATTTGACTGCCTCAAAATTTATAATATTATCTTCTAAAAACTTTATGTCTTCTGGACTCATATTCTAGCAAATTCTTTATAGTGCAATATTGCTTCATTATCATAAGCTTTTTTAGCTTCTAAAATATTATCAAAATACCCTAAATGCTTTCGAGTGCTACCAATTTGAATCTGCGCTCGCCATTTATTACTATTCTTTTGTTTATGAACTCCTTTGTGTCCGCTAGTATTTAAAACGGTTTTGGCTTTATTAGCGCTATTTTGAAAGCTATTGCACTCTCGTAAATTTTCTATTCTATTATCTAATTTGTTGCCATTAATGTGGTCAATCATTTTAGGAATATATCCGTAATGATAAAGAAAAACTAATGAATGCTCATAATATCTTTTACGATTTACGCAAATAGATTTATATCCATGACTTGTTAAAGTTCCAGCTGTATCTCCAAGCTTTGCCCTATTTGACAAACTAATTTTCCAATGGAATTTACCATCTTCAAAATTCAAATACTTATTTAATTCCTCTAGATTCATAGCTTTAAAAGTAGTCTGTAAATAACTCCGCCTAATACACCAGCCACAAAGATAGAAGCGATAAAGCTTACTAGATTGTCCGGCATCAAAAACATAATCATTGCAGACCAAGTGCTTAGACAAGGTACGCAATTAAATGGCTTGAAATTTAAATAAAAACTTTTGTGCAGGTTTGTCATGTTTACAAATAATGCAAATGCAATCGCGGCTATTATTATCATGTGTTATATATTTCTTCTACTACTAATTCCCAGTAAAAACGATCATCAATTTTAAGCTTCTGGTCTTTGACTACTTGACAAATAAACAAAGCAAACTCCTTAGCCTTATCTTTATTACCGGTAAAGTAAAGTCCTTGATTGACTAGGTACTCAGCTCGCTCGTATGGTTTTAAATTATCTGTCATCTCTTAGCTTTTTTCTAATTATGGTAATCGCCTTGACTACGCTTTGATAAGGAATCTTTGTTTTGCGTGATACCTCTGTCTGATTAAATCCTAAATCTATCCAAGCCTCTAGCATTCTATCCTCGTACCAAGAAAGCGATTTGCGATTCTCTTCTACTTTGATAAATAGCAATTCTTTGCCTTCCTTAGAATTGTCTTGTATATCTGCTAGGTTTTCAAAGCCTTCAATGCTTTCGTACTTAGCTCTAAAGTTTCTAAAAAATGGCTGATTCATCGAAGTCGAATAAATCATATTAAGCATGCACCTTACTAGCCAAAACTTTAAACCGCCTAAGCCATTGTTATTGTAAATGCTCCAGAACTTATCGTCTGTTATTGAGCAAAGGCTAACAAACATCTCTTGCCTTAATTCATCTCTTAGTGAAGCTGGTTGCATCTTCCGTAGCGCAGAGGCTATCTCCTTACTTTCGTAAAGCTCTGCAATTAGTTCGCTTCGAGTTTTAGGTTTCATCGTTCTTTTGATTTTTGAATAATCATAAAAATCATAAAAACAATAAAAGCTATCTCTGCGATTCCTACAAAAATAGCTTCAATGATTAATCTATCCATTTAGTTTGTTTAGCTCATGCTCTAGATACCAAATGGCTTTTAAAAGGTCTTGCTTTTGATTGCCTTTCTTGTCAGCTCTCAAAATATATTTGATTGCGTTGCCAGTATTAAAGCTTAAATTAAAGTCATCGATTATATCAATAACCTCAAACTTGTTCCCTTGATAGTGAGAAGGCGAATTAACTAAATCTACTTTTACCGGCTCAGGTATGTCCTCAATGATTATCGGCATATCGTCCCAAACCTTTTCGACAAACTCTTCCATCTAGTTTAAAGAATCTAGGGTTTCGTTAAATGTTACAATCTCAATCGTTTCTCCATCTGCCCACTCCAAAGTGCCTTCGTTGTTTCCAGCTTGAGTAGCCGAATGCTGAGTTACTTTTGTAATGTAATCTCTGTCAATCCAAGTTCTTAAATAACTACCATCCTCATTTCTTTGGGTAATCTTTACAAATTTTGTCATGATTTTTTTTGTTTAAATTATTTGTCGTATAAATCTATAAACTATTTTTTAATATTCAATGCTAACTACCTAAAAATCAATATCTAAGCCGTAAGATTTTAGCAATATGTTTAGCTGAGTATTAAGTCCCTCGTGTCTTACTTCGTCCATCTCGGCCATTATCATTCCAAGCTTAAAAAACTTTAGCATTACATCTCCAGCCATAACGTGCTGGTCTACCGCATCGCCATAAGAACCTTTAGCGTAAAGCTTATCGGTTATACTTACCAATTCTTTTAATAAGTTTTGACTTTTAAATTTTAAGGATTGCTTGTTGTAAATGGATTCACGGAAGTCATTCTCAATATGATCTACTAACGCGTTGGTTAATCCTGCGTAAATGACAAATGTTTCTTTGTCTGTGAGCTTTTTCATTTTATCTGGTTTAGTTTATCTTTAATCATTTTTACTTTTAGGAAGCTAAGTAATTGCAACCTTCCTTCGCAATGTATTAATCTTTCTCGATTAGTTCGTAAACATAATAATAAATCATTTACAATTATTCCGTTGCCTAAGTTAAGCTCTGTGTTTGGTTCTATGCTTTGCGCATCAATCCAGTCTACTGCCTTCTGGTAATTACTCGGAATCCTCATAAATTTCAATTCTTAGATTTAATTATAAATAAAAATTTCAATTCGTGGATTTAATTTATCTATATTTTTAATCATTACTAGCCTTACGCATAACCGATCGTTTGCTATTATACCACAACTCTGCAAGCAGTCTAGAATTACCTTTGCCGCGTTGTCTAAGTCTGAACGATTAGACTGAAAGTAAACAATAATATTAATACCAAACTCTACGCTTATGGTTTCTCTTATCGTTAGCGTTTGCAACCTAAAGCTCTCTTCGTACTGGAGTAATGGCTTAGACTTGTAAAGCCGATTATTGCCAATACGATAGCCGTTAGATTTACTAGGCACTTGGCCGTAGATAGTAAAGTTTATCATTGTTAATAAGTTTCCTTAAAATATTCTTCTGCATTATCGTGAAATAATACTTCGTAATTAAAATACCCAGAATCAAATGCATTCATTATCTGCTCTTTCTCCATTTGTATTGCTTCTGGAATATATTTATCCCTTACAACTTCCATTTCAAAATTATATTGACTCATTTTTTCTACTAGCCACTCTACTGCTGTTTGTTTAGTTTCCATTTTGCTTTATGATTAAAATTCCACTCTTTGTATATCTGCCCGGTTCTAGTTTTTGATTCCAGTAATCTCTATCAACTTCCATTTCAAAGATTGGCTTGTTTACTTTTAAAACAAAGCGTTGTTCGATTTGCTTGACTTCTTTGGTTAGTAAATTGTAAATTACTAAACCCGTGCAAATAATAGTAACGATAAACGTTAGTAGTTTGATTGTCTTTATCATTTTTTTAGTGTCTAATTTAGTTTGCTTAACCACTGATCATAAATTTCAATTGACAATTTAGCTGTCATAAGCGGAGGCACCGACATTCCTATTAAATATTTTGATTTCAATCCATTAAAATTGTAATCAGTTGGGTATGATCCGGCAAGGCAATTTTCTAATTTAGTTAAAGGTCTTGGGTATTTCCAATGATAACTACCTCCATCCCTATGAGCTGCAATAGTAGGCAATACTTTATTTCTATCTAGTTTGCTTGAATTATGTAGCATGCCTTTGTGATGAACTGTATTAAATCCT